CGGCGATAATGTCGGTGCTATATTTTTTGTGCATTCCTCTGCTCTCATAGTTGCGTCCACTTACTAAAAAATGTCTCTGCTTACGATAGTCACAGTATCGACCATAACGACTGAACGTGTTGTAGAACTCTCGCAACACTGGTATGTCCCCATACATGGACAATCCACAATCGCCAATGGCATAGAACCATTGTTCGCGGGTCGATCTGTCTGTTAAATCGAGCGTAGTCATCGTATCTTTGCTTAACACGGTTGGTATGTTTCGGACCATCATTACACCTTCGCGTGTGCGAATAGGTCTGCTCTGACAAAATTCCACCTTCGGTAAGTCATACACAGGTTCTTCGAATACCATTCGAAAACCACATGACGTAAAAAATTCGAGGGCTCCATGGCGGAATCGAGCGAGGTCTTCACTCTCCATGAAAATCATACAATCATCGCCGTTGTTGATGAGTTCAATCTTAACACCACATTTCTGTGCCCACGTCCACATCATGGCACACATGATAATACAGTTTCCCAAACTGGTGTTTAGATCTCCACTACATCTACAACCATTAACCACATACTTGAGCGTTCCATCAGGTGCAGTAGCATAGCCTGTGGTACGTCGTTGGTCACGCAGAAGGCGTGCCAGTTCTGGCGCGTTGTAGATCATGTTGTATAGTTCGTGTTCAATAGCAAGCATCTGTGCTGAGACATGAATATCAAATTTGGTGGCGTCGGCGCCCAAGCCGACCGGATTCTTGAATTTGGACCATTTCTCATGGACAATCTTCCCAATTTCAAGAGCGTTATAACATTTCATAATAGTGGCATTAAAAATGCCTCCACCAAACACACGTCCGATAGCATCATATATGTGATGCTCGGCGTGTTTAAGATAACGAGCAAGGAGCAAGTTGTAAACGGAATGCCGAGGTTGAATTCCTCTAGGCGGCTTGGCGAGATTTGACTTCTCGCCCTTCACAAACATTGTGATGTAAGAATATTTCTTCAAGTATCCAGTAAGTTCATATATCTTTTTCGCGATTGCGTAGCGTGTGCGCTTCGGTCCAGAGTAGCTTTCTACAACCTCATCTAAAGACAAAGGTTGGAGCTTCTTACAGCTCTTTGCGACCGCACATATGAATACTCGTAGCTCATCCAAAACACTTTGTTGTGGCTTGAGTGGGGGTTCGAACGTTCCATCTTTCATTTTGGTATAATACATTCGTTCCAGCAACGCTCTTTCGAGGTTGTCGATGGTGTGTTCAAACGTCCCCATGCACATATCTTTGCTTATTCCCATGACGTGGTGCATGCGCTTTTTAGCTCGCGTCTTGAGAATGGGTTCACGGCCTGGCGTTCTATTCACTTTCAAACCCGGATGGGTCAATGAGCTTCTCTCACTGTACCCAAGTGAATGCGCCAAGCGCCCCTAACATGCCTTGGAAGGGAGTGGCTTGTCGCGCAATGCGACGCCACGCATCCAACTAAACAAACGTGCAAGGCACAGAGGTTTGTTATCATAGTCTCTCATATTGGCAATATCCATATCATCGTGATTATGGTTGTATCGTTCATAATTGACATCTTCCATCTCGTCAATAGTCATAGTAAGGCACTTCCGCCAAACCATACTAAACAACTTGCGAGTATCAGATGGTCGCACGTGACGCTCACGACACAACTCAGTCACACGCTTACGCACAATTGATTTGGTCGCTTCCAATGCTACTTGGTCACGTGGACGAACAACGCCCAACTCCTCACGGATAGTATCACTCATGAACTGTGCAAAGGTGTAGCGCTTGTGGTGACTCACGCGACCTTCAGTTTGCATAGTAATAGGATCAAAGTCTTCCGTCTCATACTCTGACTCTTCACGAGCTTCCTGCCGAATCTGACGCATTCTTGTGTACTTGGGAGCAAACTTCCATGATACCCACATCATGGCTGCGAAAGCTTGCAAGCCGAAAACAACTATTGCGACAACCTGGAACCACATGGTGTTGTGAGATCGGAAGAGCACA